ATCCGCGAAAGCACTGGCGCATCTACACAAGCAGGCGCGAGGCAGTGGATCGCAGACCGGCAGGCGCTTGAAGAGCGGCGCTTCCATCTAGGAGAGGAAGCCGATGCGCGCGAGTTCACCTTTGCGGCAGCCGTCATGAGCTACGAGGCGACGCCAGAAATGGCGAAGCACCTGATTCCGCTGGTCGAGCGCTTGGGCTCCGTGCCGGTGCGTAAGATCACGCCGAAGATGGTACGGGATCTTGGACCCGAGCTTTATCCGAACAACGCGGCCGATAGCTGGAAGCGGTGGGTCATCACGCCGACACGAGCCGTCATCAACAACGCCAACGCACTTGGGCTTTGCCCGCCGATCCGCATTCCCGGATATACCAAGGAAGAGCGGGTGAAGCAGGACAAGAAGCGCGGCAAGGACAGCCGACAGGCCAAGACACCTGGCTCATGGGAATGGCTGCTGAGGTTTCGGCAGCACGCCGGGCCATACCATTCCGCCCTGGCGCTCTTCATGTTTGCGACCGGCGCGCGGGTCGGACAGGCCGTTGCCATGACGCCGGCTCATTTCGACGCTGCCAAGGGCGTGGCGCGCATTCCAGGTGCAAAGGGCCATGCCGATCGCATGGTGAGGCTGCCGCCAGAGCTGGTCGCCGAGCTGGCAGCACTGAGACCGAAGGCGCCGAAGGACTGGAAGCCCATTCCGAGCAACCTGCGCGTGTTCGGCTTCGCGTCACGCACCGGGCCGCTTCAGGGCTGGGCTACAGCGTGCAAGCGCGCCGGTATCGAGTACCTGCCGCCGCACTCAGCCGGTCGGCATGGCTTCGGGCAGGAATACCGGGTCAGACAGGGCGTGGACGGCAAGGCGATTGCCGAGGTCGGCGGCTGGGCAGACACCACCATGATAGATCGCGTCTACACCCATGCGGAGGACGCCGACGCCAAGATTCTGGAGGCATTTCGTACAGGACGCGTACAAGCCGAAAAACGGACTGGCCTTAAGCTACGGAAGGATATAGAAGAATGAGCATGTTAGAGCCTTCCCTCCGAAGGCAGAGGCCAGGGGTTCGAATCCCTTCGGGTGCGCCAGCATTTCCGCCATTTGGCCCTGCCGATCCTCGCAAGACATTGCGCGAACGTGCGCGCACAAAAACGGAACGCGCGTACATAGCCCGTACAAGGGTGTTCGCGTCATGAGCGGGCAATCTGCGAGTCGCGATGATCTGCTGTCCCTCGCTGAACGGTGCGAGAAGGCGAGCGGGCCGGATCGTGAGGTGGATCGGGAGATCGAAAGGCTTGTTTTTGGTCCTGAGGTCGATCCGATGGCGGCAATAGAGCATGCCTTTGCGCCAGCTTACACCTCCTCCCTAGATGCCGCGATGACGCTGGTGCCAGGGGGAGAGCCTTGGACCGTATGTCTTACGCGCCCTGACGGCGTGAAGGCCATTGCAAGCGCTCATTGTGGTCACGAGCGTACTGGCAATTGCTCTTGGTCGTATCGAGCCAGCGCTGAAGCCGCCACCCCCTCACTTGCTCTCACCGCAGCCTGCCTACGCGCCCGAGCAAGCGCATGATCTCAACCCCTGTCTATTATGAGGAGGTGATGTGATGGCTGATAAGCCACATCGCGTGCAGCTCAGCCGCAAGAAGGGCTGGAGGATGCCTGAGAACACGGTGAGCGTCGCGCGGCCTGGCCTGTTCGGGAACCCCTTTGTCCATGACGATAGCGCAGAAGCGGTGGCGGCGTTCCGGCTCTACTGTCGAGGCGGCACGCAGAGCTTCGAGATGGGGCCGGGCAAGCTCCAGTTCGCGACCGGGCTTCATCGCAACAGCCTGCATTGGGCTTGGCCCGATTGGCTACGCACCGAAGGCCTGCCGAAACTGCGCGGCAAGAACCTCGCCTGCTGGTGCCCGGTGATAAACTCGCATGGCGAGTGTTCGCCATGTCATGCGGACGTGCTACTCTCCCTCGCGAATGACATTCCTATGGAAGAGGTAATCCGTGAAAATACTCGACGGGCAAAAGGGGAAGCGCTGTGACGAAGCGGAGTACCTGTCCTACACGCACAAGCGCTGCCCGGCGTGCGATGCCGTCAAGGCCGTCTCTCTGTTCTACCGAAAGAACACGCGAACGGCCCGAGGGTGGTCGTGGGATAGCCATTGCATTGATTGCCGCCGCACGGCCTGCCGGGACTATGGCGCTGGATCGAAGGAAGCGCGCAACGCCAGACTGCGGGAATGGCGCAAGTCAAACCCCACCGCGGCGGCCAAGGTCGATCAGCGCAGAAGCCTCAAGCGGAAGTACGGGATCACGCCGAGCGATGTGGAGGCTATGCGGGAAGCACAAGCCGGACGCTGCGACATTTGTGAACGCGAGACAAAGCGGCTGTTTGTCGATCACTGCCACACCAAGGGACACGTCCGAGCGTTGCTCTGCCAGACCTGCAATACGTTCTTGGGCTGGTACGAAAAGAAGGCCGATACGATCGTCAAGTTTCAGCGATACGTGGACGCGCATCGCCGCTGATCAACCGTGTCATGCCGACGTACTGCTGGAACTGGCAAATGCCTAGCCCACCCCCCCGTTCCCGCTACGTTCTCACCATGAGCCGAGTCGTAGTCCCGCCGAAGAAGATGGTGCCGATCCTAGAGGTATGGCTGAGACACATCCCGGCCCCGGTGCGGAAGGCGTTCACGGATGAGCTTGCCGAATATAACGAGCTGGCAAAGCAGCGACGCCAGCCTGCCGAGAGACCCGATGCCATGAAGCTCATTGCCGAGCATATCGCAGGACGATTCGAGGCGCTAGGATGGGAAGTAAGCCACCCGGCACCGGAGCATCCTGGATCGCCGCCGGCTTGGGGTGAACGGAGGGGATGATGGACGAAGATCGGTTCACACTGGAGCTCGCCGAAAGCGGCGACGTGATCCTCCTCATAGATGCCGATCGCATCAACCTGGGACCGAAAGATCAGGCTTGCGAGACGATGTGCAGGTTTCTTGAGGCGCTGGACTTCGGGGGGTGATGGGCGGTGAGGTTAGACGTCAGTCATGCATCCGCACCCGCTTGAACCCGGCTCATATTCGTATTCGAACGTTGGATTCACATGAATATAGTCGCGGACACGGAGCCCAAAGGCATCGAGCGAAAGCGGCTTTTTCTTCCCGCCTCCTCGGCGGTCATTGAGCATCGTTGCGGACGGGTTGTCCAGGAATGCGCGTATCTTGCGCTCCATCATGGCATCATAAGCGAACCGCTCGGGGTGTACCCGATACCGGTTTTGCCAGTGAGCATAGCCCGCCTTGACGCACATGCCGCCACAGTTGTTGTGCATATAACCCATTGAATAGAGCCGAGGCGGTCGCAGGCCCTCGCGTTCCATGAGCATGGTAGGGTTCCATTCCGGCTTGCCAAGCAAAGGCGCCTCGTAGCGCCAGCCTTTCTCGGCCATTCGTGGGCCAAGGCCCTTTCCTCGTCCCTTTCCGCCGTCGAACCGATGGCGCTCATGTTCCCCAATCCCAACCACGAATACGTCGCTGAATGGATCGCAGTTCTCCTTCCGCCACCTGTCGAGCACCTGCCGCTTTGCCACTTTGGAGCAGGGGTCGCGGCGGCTATTGCCGAGGAAGCGCTCGTCCCTGAAGATTTCCCAGGGATCGCGCCCTTCAACAAGCCAGATCAGCTTGGGAATTTCAGACGCAGCGCGACGACGAAGGTCAGCTAGAAATCCCCGCCATTCCGGATTCCCGCTATATTCCTCAATCGGCAAATCCTCAGATACGCGGTAGTCTGGAAAATCCTCGGCTCGTGGAGCCCAGTCGATTTTACGGCCGAACACGTTGGCCGCGCCCTCCAACAGGAAGCGATAAGCGTCTGCATCTTCGTAGATCGTGTCCACGAAAACCAGCCGCAGTTCGGCGTCCGGATATTGCATTCGGGCCAACTTGGCGGCTCGCCACGACCCGCCGCCCGCGCTGAACATCGCGAACACCCGAGTAGTGACTTTTTGGCGTATTTGCAACATGGTTGACACTATAAGCGGAACCGTTTATCGCGCAACTAAATGATGGGCAAAATGCGCCCAGTTGAGTCGATTGCGCGTCGCGCCGAGGTCGCGTTAAATGGGGGCATGCCGAAGCCTGAAATCTACCCCGAAGACTTTCATTTCCGGGCGCCGGCAGGAACAAGAGCGCGAATTGCGGACGTTCAGGCCGGAGAACCTCAAGCGGACTTCCTGAGAGAAGCCGTCGAAAGAGAGATCAGTCGGCGCAAGCGCGCGAAGAATCGAAAGTGACCCGCCCCATCCTCGGAAGCTGGCAGTTCATCGCGGGCTTTCTCACCGGCCTTGCTGGGATAGGCGTCCTGTTCGCTGTGCTTGGAGCGACGCTGTAGGGTGCGCCTAAGGCTGAGTTCGCCCTGGTGGTGGCGCTGATATGCTTGGCAATGGTGGTGGCTGTGGTGGGGTAGCTGCGGGCAGGGCTCGAAACCTGCTCGTCGGGTTGCGCGAGGGCTAGGGAAGCGCCGAAGCTGCTTATTGCCCATCCCGATCTTCGCTGTGCGCCAGCTAGCCCGTCCATCCGTGCCGCCGCAGCTACCTTCAGGCCTGATGCCGAAGCAGAGCAGGAACCCTCACCTTCTAGTCGAAACGACCTTGCCTTGTCCAGAGTCGATGTGCTACGCAGGGGTTGATTGCGGTTTCTGGTCACACGGGAGGCTATCATGAGCAACGGCGGCTAACTGACAGCCGGGAAAGACCGGCACCTAGTCCACAGGCACCCGACGCTTCTTCTTCGTCGCCTTTTTCACTGCCTTGTCGATGAGCACCGGCCCTTGCGCCGCCAGCGCGGGCAGCACGACATTGACGAGGATATAGCGGCCGATCTTGGCGAGGTTCAGTTTCATCGTAGCTTCCTTTCCTTCCGGATCATGCCGATGGGTATGGTAAAGAGGTCGCAACAGGTCGGGTCATCGCGACTGTCGCCGTAGCTCATCGCGAGCGTTACCCGCTTGTCGTCGCGGCGAAGCTCGAAGCCTACGGTCGTGACAATGAGCGGCTCAACCTTCTCAGGGATGGTGCCCACGTCGAGCCAGCCATGATTACCGTTATAGGCGTCCTCCCACTCGATTAGTTTGAGCGGGGGCTTCATGACATCAGCTCCAATGCTCGTTGCTTGAGGGAATCCCAGTCCACGCCGCCGATGATGGGCCGCTCGTTTGCCCGCACCCATCGCTGTAAGGCTTGGGCGCCCATCTCTTCGAAGACGGCGGCGTTCGGATCGATCTCTTCGCCATGCGCCAGCCCCCACAGGATCGGGCTATGTCTCTCCAGAAGCCATTCGCAGATCAGATGGTGGCAGACTTCGTGCTCGCGACAGTAGGCCAGCACATCGTCTCCATAGCCAAGGCGATGAGCGATCACGTGGTAATGGTGCGTGTAGTGCGGCTGCGCTCCCCAGAACGTCCCGTCACCGAACCAGCTTATGCATCCGTCCTCGGTATAGGTGACCGCGGCGAAGCGAAGCTGGATCACCTGCGCTCTTCCACCGTGTGGACAGGATCGCCGGGCTTGCCCGTGGGCGAGTCAGATGAGCCGGGACCCGCTTCCGCAGCGGCCTTGATCGCCTCGAATGCCTTGCCGGTATTATCAGCCTTGGTCTCGTCGGCCTTGTTCGCCGCGAAGTGGAAGGCGACGATGGCGTTGACGATCGCCGTCACGATCACGACGGTGATCAGCGTCTTGAACAGCTCTTCTTTCCAGAGGTCGGGATTATCTACGGCCATCTGGAGCATCCCGGCACCCATGGCGAAGACGGCAAGCGTCACCCATTGGCGCTCGGTAGGCCAACCGGGCAGCCGACCCAGAACGCGATCGAAGAACTGCCAGCCGTTCATGCTGTGCTTCCGTGATGCTGAGTGAGCAAGTAAGTCCACCAGTAGCCACCACAATCGCAGTCGGTTTCCGTGCAGACGTGCGGGCCGGTGATTCCGCAACCACCAGGATCGTGAACTTGTCCGTTGAGTGCCACGACAGCGTGTTCCATGTCGGTCGAGCGGCCCGTAACGATGAGCGCAACGCCCGGCCCCGCCCCACCCAGCCACGTGACCAACTTATCAAACGACCAGCCCTTTGCTCCGTAGCTGCGAGCAAAGATCGCCCACCCCCGTTCCACAAGCCACTGCCGTGTGGATTCAAGAAAGTCGTCACCGGCGATGTTCACGAAGTTCGGAACATCGTGCGACGGAGTCTCGATGATGGTCGCGACGCAAGCCCGCCAGCAGTCCCCCTCCTCAACGCCGGACATGTGATCACTCAGCGAGACTAGGCACTTTTGCGGCTTCATCGCGTCCATTCCTCTGTCTTTTTGTGAGACCGGATTGCCTCGCAGACAGCGAGGACGATGCGAATATGCGGGATCGACGCGTTCATGCCGGCCTCCCTGTTGCGATCATCTGTGTGACGCGCTTCGCCCGGGCTGGCGTCTGCCTCGCCCACAGCGATTCCATCATGTTCGACGCCGCAGCGGCCCACTGCCGATCCGCGACTAGCCTCAGGGAGTTCTTGAACCCGGCAAGGCCCTCCACGCCCATCTGGAAAGCCATGCTGAGCAGGGCTGTGGCGCGGTATGGATCGTCCTTGACCGCCTGCCAGGCCGGCCAGTCCTCGATTGCCTCGATCTTCTCGCGAATGTCGTTGGCGAGCAGGAAGTCTATCTCGGCGTCGGTCAGTCGCCCGCCCTTGCGCTTGTCGATGAGCCGGCCAATTCCGATGGTCCAGTATCCCAGATGATCCTGGTAGGCATGGCGCACCCTGCCCTCTTCATTCTCCAGATGCTCTGCCATGACCGCGAAGTGAGGAACGGAGGTCGGGTTCGCATCCGCCGGATTGGCGAGGGTCTTCTTGCCGGGCTTCGCGGGCTCCGGTTCGCTACGGGTGCCGAGACGGTCCAGCGTATCGTTCAGCACCTTCACGTCGGTCTGCGTCACGAACTTCGCGCCCGCTGCCTTGGCGGCGTCGAAGATGGGTTTGCGTGGGTCAGTCATCTCCCCTCCCTTGCTCGCTCAAGCGCGATGGAAACCTGCATGTCTTCGCCCCCGAGATCGCCAAGGAGCATCGCAGTCGACTTGCTGTTCTGCGCGATCATGCGCACCAGGCCGTCGATCTGCGCTTGCATCTCGCGACGGAGTTGAGCCTGCTCTTCCGCGCATTTGCGCTGCTGTTCGGCGAGCGCGTCCTCCAGATGGCGGATACGCTGCAGGAGGTCGCTGCGAAGGCTGGCGTCCCCTTCGTTGGCAGCCCGGCGACGTTCGGGGATCCCGCGAATCCACCAGATGATCGCGATGAGACAGAGGCCCCAACCTCCCCAGCCCTTGATGCCTTCAAGGGTCGAACGGAGATCATCCACCACCACCGCCCGCGGCAAAGGGTTCGCATATCGACATGCGGCAGGTTACCTTTCGGGGTGATGGGGGAGTTACGGACGGGAGGCGGGGCTGATCTGTGTCAGCCACTAGCAGGTTGGAATCGGCTCACATTCCTGTAGGCCGTCCCCAAGATTGGGGAGTGCGTGTTGCCGTCCGAGTTGCTGTGGTTCGTGGGCGGGTTCGTCACCGCTACGTTGATGTTCGAAGTGTCGAGGTGGCGCTCTCGGGGGCGAGATTGACGCCTTATCTCGGCAGTTGCTTGATCCGCTCGACTGCCTCGGTCGCCGTGGTCGCCGTCAGGACGCCGGGATAATCCTTCGTCCAAGCGTCGATGTAGCCTGAAACCTTGCCGTAGGAGTTGTCGAACGCCACGTGGGGAATGTCCAACAAGGTCGCCATGATGTGTCCGTGCAACCGGTCAGTGATGACGTGGCGCCCACGCGACAGAAGCCTGAACCCCCGATCCACCCGTTGCTCGGCAATCCGGTTATACCACGCCACGCGGCGCGCATCGGAATCGACGCCCTTCCACAGTCGATGAACGCGCCCACGTAGCCGCATCCAGCGCATTAGCTCGTCATCGTCCTTCACCCAATCCACCGCTTTCGACGATGGCAAGGACATTAGAGCAGTCGTGTCTATCTCGACTTTCTCGCTATCCGTCCGCAGGAGCATCAGCACATCGCAGGACGCCTCATGGCGCTTCTGACCGCCCATGCCGAAAGCGCCATCGGGCACCAGGTCAACATGGCAGTCGAACCGCTCTCTCGCGAGCCTATGGCTGGCATGGTCTCGAACATACAGGTGAAAGTCGGGATGGCCGGCGACCGCGCGGGCGAAACCGCTCAGTCGCTCTTCCCCGTAGAACTTGATGGACTGTGGTAGCTGGATAAGCGGGCGGTCCCGAACGTCACGCAACAGACGTTCGCGGAAGTCCTGATGGCGGGTCCAGATGTCCCCCAGATTGCCGCCACCGTGGATGAATACCGGCCCATCCGGCGAGGCCTTGCGAAATCGCTCCAGGTCGAAATTGCCGTGCGTTGCGACGTAATCCGGCTCTCGTCCGGTGATCTGGCGAAGAATGGCCTGCTGGCCTACCCAAATCGCGCTGTCGCCGACGTTCGCGTAGTCGGGGAAATCGACCACTGCATACCGAGAGTCAGGCCCGACATGTCGTCGGAACATGTCTGTGAGGAGGGCCTGTTGATGATCGATGACAGCAGCGTTTCTGGACAATGACAGCGTTCCCATAGAACGCCTCTATGCCATTGAATCCAGGGCTTCAATCCACCTAAGTTAGTGGAATGTTCCAGCGAGCGGCCATGTCGGTGATGGCCTGCTGAACGTCGACGTCTGTTCGGGGCGTATCGTCCACAACGATCTCGTAGAAGTCGAGGCTGCACTGGACAGCAGACAATGCCGGCGGAGAGGCGTGCGCAGCGGCGCTCGCGAAGAGCCGGAAATACAGCCGCCCGAAGGTGCCGACGTCCTGCGGAGCTGCGTTCACCGCCTTCGTGAGGCTCGTATCCCAGACTGTCACAGCCGTTCCAGTGTGCCTGATGGCGAGGACCCGAGGGATAAAAGCAGGCTGCCCGCTGCCCCACGCCACGTCATTGGGTGCGGCCGTCGTCAACCCCCGTCTCACGCTAGACGCCGTGGTGCTACGGCGAACAGCCGCGATCACCCGCGCGTTCGTCGCATCGACGGTGTCACTCACTGACCAGATGAAGCCGGTATTGGCGTCGGTCGGCATGTAGGCCACGATCGCCGTGTAAGGACGGTCTGTCCCGACAAACATGGCCGATACTGCGTCCGTATCGCTTGCGGAGAAACGTGGTTCGTTTAGTGCGTTAGTGCCCGTTACATCGCGCGTAATTCGCAGAATGTCGCGTCCCACGCGTCCAGCCGGAATGCGTATGCGATTGCGCGCGGCACCTCCAGCACTCAGACTTTCTCCTGCCACTCTGCGGTTCGCGAGCGCCGTCACTTCCGCGCCTCGTGTCACCAGTCCGGAAGAGGCATCATACCAACCGGGTCCGGTCCATGCCGCATAGGAAGGCGCGGCGGCAACAGTGAGGGTCACCTGCTTCGTGGCAGTCTGACCGGCGGAGTTGGTGCAGGTGACAGTCAAGGTCGCCGTGTAGCCGCTGTTCGTCGGCGTTCCGGTGATGAATCCGGATGTCGGCGAAAAACTCAAGCCCAACGGCAGGCCCGTCACTTTGAGCGTCTTAGGCACCAGTTGCCCGACATCGCACGCGGCATAGATGTCCAGCGCGAGCGGATCGCCCTGCGAGACGTGGATCGCATCCAGGTTGATCACGGGACCAACATTCACGGCGAATCTGGCAGGTTCGCAGGTGGACCCATCCGGCTTGTAGCCGTGCATGACGAAGTTGAGGCGCCCCGCCTTTGTTGAGGTCGGCGCTACCGTCATCTGCCGAGTGGAAGCGTCGTATTCGACCCCTTCCGGGAACTGGAGATAGTATTCTGTGTGCGATGCCCCCGGCTCATTCTCCTCATTCATCACCGCTTGGACGTATTCTGTCACGGTCGCATCGCCCCACAGGTCCATCTTGGACGGCAGAGTGAATGTCACCGACCCTCCGAATGGCACGTCACGGTTCGGTATCCTCAAAAGGGGCGCAAAATGCTGTCGCGCCGATCTCCTCCAGACCCGGCACCAGTTGATCGAAACAGTAGCTCCGTCAGGGTCTCCAAGCCACGCGATGCGATCGTAAGTGTCGTTGTGGAAGGTGGCGGCGAAGATGTGGTTGGTGAGATACCAGAACTTGAGCCTTTGCAGGGCATTGGCACTCCATGCCGCGCTCTTGGTTAGGACTCCGTCGATATAGAGGCGAACTTCATCGAAGCTCTCGATCAACGTCACGGTGTGGAAATTGCCGTCGAATATGTCCACCATTCCGGGCACGTCGTCGGTCGTGAACGTGTCGTTTCGCCAGTTATTGCGGTGCAACCAAGCCCCTTGGCTACTTCCTTCGAAATCGATTTCGTCGCTGTCCCTGCTGATTACAGGGGTTGCGGACACTGACCACAGCGTCGGATGCCATCCGACAGGGTTCGACGCTTTGGGCGAATATCGCAATCTGGCTTCGATAATAGTGTCGCCCTCGCCAGCAGCGGCAGGGAAATATCCCACGGCTCCAATCGAACCAATCATCGCGGCGACCTGTTCGCGGCCACCCCCCTCGAAATGCTGCATCTCCTCCTCGCTGGCACGACGGGCCTGAAGGACGAGCACCCCGTTTTCGATCCGCATGTTGTCGTAGCCGACCGGGTAACCGCGGTTGCTGTCGTTGTGGCCGGTGTGCAGCGGGTCGGTGTCGTAGAGCGTGCCGAGTAGCGTATCAGATCCCCGCGCGCCGGGCAGGTAGGTTCGCGTCGTGAAATAGCGGCCACGCGGCGTGGACGGCGAGACAATATCGATGCGAGAGAAGTTGTCCCCCCAAGACAGGGTATACCCGTCATAGATCGTTCCCGCGCCACCAGCCGAGCCGACGAGCTGCCCGCCGACCGTCTGGACGGGGATGGTGACGACACTGTTGTCATACGTGGTGAGCCACTGGTCGCCGTCGCTGTAAACCATGATGCCCGTCCCGGCACCTTCAGGCTCGCCAGCCTTGCGCCCGTCCGCGAGACCCACGGGCCTGAATGGAGGAGCGTCCGCGGGGTCTGGCAGCAAGGGTCCTAGATTGCTGTCGAGATAGTAGACAGGGGCGACGATCTGCGCCGCAGATGCCGAGGCAGCACGGGCAGACGCTGATGCGGAGATGGCTTGTGCGCGGGCCTCCGCCGTAGTGCCTTCGGCAGCCGTGATTGCGGCGGTCGCAAGTGTCTCGGCGTCCGCAACGGCGGATTGAGCCTGATCCACGAGAGGCTGAACCGCCGTCGAGACGCCGCTGAAATACCAAGTTGCTGCAACCCATGCGCCGCCTTGGCGCTGATAGACGCCATTCGCCGGATCGGAGGGAGACCCGTTGTTGGCGTAGACCACCGCTAGCGTGCCATCCGGGGCGCTAGACGCGTTCAAGGCCGACACGGTCGCGTAGGGCGTCATTCCCGCAGCTGTCGCGCCGATCCTGTTATCCAGCGTCGCGAGGAAGCTGCGGAGCGCAGGCATGTTTACGTCCTCGCCATCCCGAAGGATGGTTGCAATGTCGGCCATCAATGTCTCCTGTGATTGCCTGTCAGGCGTCGGGAATGCCTGCGTTGTCGAGACGGGTTTTCAGTGCGACGATTTCCGATTGGTGCGCCGTAATCGTCTCGCTTTGCCCGCCCACCGTGATCTGAAGGCCAACAACGTCCGGGTCGGGAACCGGGTCGGCCTTGTCGATCTTTCCGGAGGTGGTCGCGCCCACTTCCTCCGAAGCGGACCACTCATACATTTCCGGGTTCTCTTCGCGGACCTGGAGAACGATGTCGAAGCTTTGGCTAAGCGACCAGCTCGCGACCGTGAAAGCATAGTTGTCGAGATTGTAGCGAGACGTGCCGAGCTGGATCGTGTCCATCGGGGCAACCCCGAGACCCATGATGTTCACCGGCCATGTGAGGGTCTGTTCGGCCTGTCCCTGATAAAGCTTGATCTTCTGAATGCGCTGGCAGCGGGCTCGGCTCTTCACGAACGGAAGGTCTAGGGACGCCTGCGCTTCATTGTCGCTCGCGATGGCCTGCGCTGGCAGCTCATCGGGTTGGTAGAGGTTGGCAGGATCGTTCCAAGTCGCCACCACCTCCGTCACCCGCTGATCACCAGCGGCAAGAAGGTCGTAGGATATTGCCTCCGTAAGGTCGTCTTCACTGACAGTGGCTGAGACCGGCACCCAATATCCCGGCCGCGCCAGCATCAGCCCGCCGGAATAGGTGAACCGCCCTGCCATGTTCGTGACAAGCACATCGCGAACTGCGCTCGGGTCCGAACCCGTCGTCAGGAATCCGTCGAGCGCATATCGCTTTTCGGTCCCGCCGGCCTTTAGCGCCACGTCCTCGTCACAGACGTTGGCCTGCGCAGAGACCCAATCCCAATCGATTTCATCCTCATAGCAGCCGAACCCGCCCTCTGCCCGGGGAAGAGCCATCCACCAGTAGAAGGCGAGGATTGCATTGCTCGTGTAGCCGGTCGTCTCCGTGCGCGGATCGAAGATTTCGTCCGATCCTTGGATTTCCGCCGTCACAGTCGGCATTCCGGCTTCAACGACTTCCTTCGCCATCTTGAACTTGGCGTATATCTTGGCGACGCCCCTGCCGCGGTGATTGACTGTCCACTTGCCACCACACTCCGCCACGAAGGTCGGGTTGGCTACGGCATCGTAACTCCCCCGCTCGAACCAAAGCCATGCGTTCCCGGCATAGGGGCCGCTCGTCACTTCTCCGGTGGCAGGATTCACCGTGACTTGATCGTCGCCTAGAAACCACTTCGTGAGGCTGTGGCAACGATGCCCGGCGACCGTCCAGACGAAGTAGCGGTAATGCGTGTCCCCGTCTTTGCGCGGGTGGAAGAATGTGAGCTTCGCGCCGACGCGGCATTTGCCGATGATGATTGTGCTATCGTTGAGCGACTGCTTGACATTTAGAGGTAGGCTGCCGGGAGCGGTGGGCTTGCCTTGGAAGGCAGTCATCAGAAGGCCAGCGCCCAGTGTGAAAATAGAAGCGCCTATCCCGCCCACCACGGCGGCAGTGAGGCCGGTCAGACCCAAAGCTCCAGCGATCGAGAGCCCCCCGGTTGGCGCCGCGAGAGCCAATGCTACCGCGCCAATACCGATGGAGGCGACAGCTTTCAGAACCTTTCCGATTGCCGCCTCCTGATATTCAGCGAACGCACCAAGCTTGGTCGGCGTCGCGCATCGGCACCGTCACGCCACCCCAGAACTCAGCCAGATCTCCGCGACATATCCCGAGCGCCCACTTATGCCGGACCACATCGCCTCGCATCGCCTGCCGTAGCGCGATCGGCTGGCCCATTGCTGCCGTCACCACTCCGCCCAGGTCCTTCACGCCAAGCCGGCGCATCATTGCCGCGAACTCGCGAGGCCGGCGCGGCATAGGTCCGATGACATCGCAGACGTCCTGGCCTGTCGCGGCAAGCACATGCTCCCGCCATAGGTCGCCACAGTGGCGGCTCCAGTCGGGATCGGTCACAGAACCGCGTCTTGGCTCGCCTTCCCCCAAAGGACGGGGATCTCAGCCATTTGTCCCTGATATTCGAAGAAGCGGTCCCCCGGATATTTCGCCTGCTGATAGGCGTCCGTGTATCGGCGGATTGTCGGGCGCCGTTGGTCGATCATCCGGCTTTCGCCAATTGCTTCAACGCTCAGGTCGTTGCCGCCGTCGATAATCCTGTATGCGTCGAGCTTGGCCTTCGTCAGCAGCTTGTAGGCAACGACCTTCTGGTGAGTTTCGTCCAGAGCGCCAACGTAGATTTCGAACAGCACTCCCCTGACAGCCTGGTCAACCAGATCGTCGCGATACTCAGGCGGGATGCCGACCAGCGTGCATTTGATGCCCGTTGCCGAGCCGTCCGTCCCCTCGCCTATCGTGTCGATCGATCCGATGCCGGCCGGATTACCCTCAGTGTCTACGCCTCCAATGCCGATCCACTCAGCGTCCGCAAAGCCGATCGTCCCAAGCCCGGTCCAAATCCAAACAGGGTCAGGAAAGGCGATGTGCACAGCAAGAAAAGGTCGGACAACCGGCTTCGCAATCTCTGCGGAAAGAGTGGCGGGAAGCGGGCGAACAGCCATCAGCCCAAGTCCTCCACGAAATCGAGCGTGTATTCGGTCAGCTCGCCCACCGTGGTCTCATTCTGCCCTGCATCATCCGACGCGAGCGTAAACCAGCTTGTCGGCTGCAACGTCTTTGCCATGCCGGGCAGCACGTCCACCTCTAAGGGCGGAAGGAACCGGAGCTTAGCCCGCCCGTCCTGATCAGCCACGACTTCGGGCCTGAGGACAATATGCGCGCGCCCGTCTCCGCCGATGTAGTCCCCTGTCAGGAATACCTTCTCGCCAGGCAGGAAGCCCACGAACGTCATTTCGGTAGCACCAGCCGGAGCGAACTCGTTTGTGGGCTCGGCTTCGGCGGGCAGATGAAAGTGCTCGCCAAGCTGAAACGTCTCGCCACCGAGAAACGAATAGCGCTGGCCGGCAAACTGTCGATAGTAACGCTTCAACCCGACCGGATAGGGTCGCCGGAAGTCCCAGAGCGCGACCCGGTTGGCCCCGCCTTTCATCTCCGCAATGAATGCGTCAAGCTCCCCTCCCCAAGCACCGACGCCCGTTTCGCCATTGTAGCCGGTTCGAAAGGTCAGGCGACAGACGAACCGCGGCTTGGCAAGGTCGTAGACCTTCTGCTTGCGGGTGAAGGGGCTGACCTTCCTGTCATTGTAGGGCTGGAGGTAGAACATCGCCCGATACGGGTAGATTTCAGGCCAGATCAGGTCGGCCATTAGCGACTCCCCTGAGAGCGGCGATTGGCCTCACGAATACCATCGATCGCCGACTGCTTTGCCGCCGCTGCCACGCGATAGACCTCAGTGCGGGTTGCCAGATCGACACCGCCGGAAAACTGGATTGTCTGTTCAACGGTGATGCCTCTCGCGCTGCCACCATCCGGCGAAACCGTCAGCCGCTCCCCCCTCGACACTTTAGCAATCGGCGAACCGTTCAGGCTCAAGAGGTTAGTGTCATAGCCATGCCGCCCGCCAAGAATGCCGGAGCCCCCGCGTGCAAAGCCCGGTATCGGCGCGTAGTCCGTGAAGCCTTCCCCCACCCTCATCGTAGAGCGCGACCCGCCGCCATAGGCATTCCAGGCCGTGCCGCCACCGCCGAGAAGCCCACTCAGGAACCCTGCCGCTGCTTGCTGCAAACGAATGCGTATCAGGTCCACGATGATGCGGTTCGCGACGTCCTCGAAAACATCGCCCAGCTCCGTCACGTTCAGCTTGGCTTCCGCCAGTCCGTCGATCAGGTCTGACACACCGCCGGCCGCCACTCCTTGAAGGGCTTCGTCTGCCTTCGCTGCCGTGGTGGGGAGGCTGTTGAGGAAGCTCTCCATTGGTCCCATCGTGCCGCGCACAACGGCACCTCTCGCACTCGCCTCGCGTCCCGGTAGCGCTGCCTCCCGGCGTCTCCCCTCTTCCTGTTCGTTGAAGTCCGCGGAGGCCTTCAGCCGGGCAATCGCCAGCCGCTCCTCTTCGAAGACGTGATCGAGTATCCTCAATTCGGCAGCGCGGCGTTCGGATGCCGTCTGCGCTGCACTCGCTAGTGCCTCCAGTTGATCGCGCCGAATATCGAGGCTCAAGTCCTCCAGACGCTGCGCGTTCTCCTGGTCTCGGCTTGTCTTTTCGGCCGCAAGCTCCTGCTGTCGCAGCTCAGCAAGAATCCCTTCATCCACAAGCAACTGGTCAGCGCGGACACGGGTCAGGTCGCCCATCTGGAACGAATGCTCGATCGCTGCCCGTTCCTGTGCGGATTCGAGGCCAAGGATTTCAACTTCCTTGTCGTAGCGATCGTCCAGGCCATCGATGAGGTTGGCTTCGGAGCGCAGTATCTCAATCTGGTTGCGGCGCTTATCAGATGCGAACTGGTATTCGTCACGCAGCGCGTCCTTGCGCTGGCGTTCCGCTTCACGAGCTAGCTGCTCTCCGGATTTCCCCTTCGGCCCGTCAGAACCCAGGAAATCGCCGACCCCAGCCCCTCCGCCAGCCTGTTCAGCGGGAGCCGCGATGCTGCCCGACGACATGCGCCTGCGAATGTCTTTCCGTCGCGTAAGCTGAGCCTGCACTGCCGCGCTGCGAAGGACGTTTGGATCGAACCGCCCCGCCTTCGCCGCAGCGGCATACGCTCCCTTGCCCGCCACGCGATCATATGCTGACCCGATGTCTCGCGAGTTCTGGTGATAAGCTTCCTGAAGGCGCTCGGGATTGTTGACATAGCCGTATATCGCGCCGCCAGCAGCCCCGGCGATGGCACCATAGGGCCCTGCCACGCGCCCGGCGAGCGCACCCAAAGCAGCATAGGCCGCTGTCGGATTGGTAGCCATGAAATCCACAATACTCGCCGCTAGCTTGGACAGGGAGTCGGCAAGCTTGACGATGGAGTCGGCATTGTCCGCAACGGTGCCCGCAATTCTCGCTTCGAGGACCTGCTTAACCTCACTCAGCTTGTCGGCGGTGGCGTCGGCGTTCTGGATTTGCTCGTCGCTTAGCACCAGACCGAGTTCGTTCGCCGCGCGCGCCAGCTCGTCTATACCTTTCCTGCCGCCCGCAAGGAGCGTGTCCAGCTTTGCACCGGCTCTACCGAACAGAGCCACCTCAACAGCGGCGCGCTGCGAACGATCCTCTACCTTGGTCAGAGCTTCGGCGATAACGCGTGCTGCCTCGCCCGTTTCCTTGCCTGCCACATCGCGGGCGGTGAGCCCAATCGCCTCCAATGCCTTGGTTGGGGCCTTCGCGCCTGCTGCCACTTGTCCGAGAGTGATGGTGAGCTTGCCAAGCGCCTTGTCCATCTCGTCTTGAGAGATCCCGACTTGCGATGCCGCATATCGGTACTCCTGAAGCGATTTGGTCGAGACGCCGAGCTGCTGAGCTACTTCGCCTAGGGACGAGGCGTATTCCAGCGCGCGGTGCGCTGTCTGCACAAGCAGGCCAGCCGTAAGCCCAGCGGTTAGTCCAGTGAGGGCGCTATTGATGCCCTTAAGCGACTTCTGGATTGCCGTGGCCGACGTCGCAGCTTCACGGCGCGACTTCGCCATGCCGGACGAGAATTGAGCACTGTCCAGGCCAAGGGTTACGCGGAGAGCGCCGATCAAACCTCCGGCCATCAGCGCCTCCTTTCCACCTTCCGGATCGTCATCGGAGCGCCGCGGGCGTTCAGTTCACGCATCGCCGCCAGCATCTCGGAGGCGCCCTGCTGTCTCTTGGGCTGTCCGCTGGCCATGTATTTGCCAAGCGGCTTAAGCCTCTTCTCGCGAGCGAAGGCTTCCCCGTGCCATGCAGCGAACAAAGCCAGATCGTAGCGAGACTTGGCGGCGAGGGCACGGCCTTCCATAGCCGTGATGAATGAGCGCGGCGTCTGTCTCCAGAAGGAGTCAGGCTCGTAATGCTCGCACCACGATTTCAGGAAGGCTTCGACGCTCCACGCCGCTTCGGAGGGTTTTTGCCCTTCGCTTCCGGTTCTGCCGTGGGGAATGCAGCTTCGATCAACTTGGCGAACGCCGCCCCGACCGCCTCCCCAGCCTCACCTCGTGCGAGCGCCGACGCCTCTTCAAGCGTGACCTTCGGATGATGCTCCTGAAGAAGCCCCCACACGACCCGAGCCTGAAGGCCGACCGAGGGATTTCCGGCAAGCATCTCCCCCAGGATCGTGTCGTAAGAGCGCCCGCCAAGCAGGCTTTCGGTCGCGTCGATCGTCTTGAAGTTGATGACGAGCCGATACGTCTCTTCGCCGACCGTAACGGCCTGCTCGTTGTAGTAGGGCTTGACCATTACGCGCCGGCGGCTTCGGTCGTGGCCCCGGTGAAGCGGACAGTGAGCGTAGCCGTCATGCGGTCATCGATCGGCACGGCGCGCTCATAGCCGCGGACGATGCACTCGCCAGTGATTTCCCAGGTGCCATCACCGTCCGGAATGACGATCATGTAACCGCGCGCGTTACCGTCCGCTTGCGCGGCGCGGATCAGCTCGTCAGTTGCCGAGCCCGGCACATAGTTCATCTCGAACGTGCCTTCGCCGTCCTCAATCATGCCGGAAATGTATTCCCGGCGGCGATTGGGCGATTTGAAGTGCGTTGCCTCGACTGCCGCAGTGGTCGGGTTCGGCAGGGTGATGCCGGTGATTTCGCCAAGCGGGGTAAGGACAGCAGGGGTTGCGCCGTCCTCCAGATGAAACTCGGCTCCCCAGCCGATCTGTGCCTCAGTCGCCATTATGAGCCCTCCTATTGAGCCGAGTAATTGATGGTGAAGTCCATGCTCGGACGGAAAATGAACTGCGTCTCCGTGCGCTCTGAAAGATCGCGGGAGCGAACAAAGGCGCGTCCGAACTTCACGCCGTTGATTGTCATCTCGGGAAGAAGGCTGTTCACAACCGCTTCCTCGATCTGCGTCGCCTCAAGATACCCGAGCGCCCACACGTCCACTTGCACGAGCGCGAACTGCGTCTTCTGAAGGCCGGTCATGTGTTGGGCGTAATCGCGATCGATCACCTGAAGCGTAATCGCCGGGAAGCCTTCGTCCTGAGGTCGCTCGATCCAGTTGATCCTCTCGCCGACAAGAGACGTGACTGCGCTATCCGCCAGCAGGCGGGCGATCAGGGCTTCCTCCATGATTACCCTTTCGCTGCGAGCCTTGCCGCCTTGCGAGCGAGACGTGCCCGCGACTTCTCGATTTCCTTGCCGAGTTCGTCACCGACGATCTTCAGCGTTTCGTCCTGCGTCTCTTCCCACGCCGGCCGGGCATGAGGCTGGGCCGCTTGATGGACGTTGCCGAACTCGGTTTGCACGCCAGCCGGATCGTTCGTGCCAGCATAGACTTCCGAGAAGTCCTTACCCTCTTTCCTTGCTGCCTTCGCTTGGCTGCGATTGAGCCTTGTCCCGGCGTGGTAGCTATCCCGAAGTGTCCCGGGCGCGCGGCCCGGGCTGCTCTTCGGGTCTTCGTCAATCGGGGCCTTCGCCTTTACCGATCGGACGAAGGGCTCAAGAGCCTTCAGACCCGTTCTGCGAAGCGTCGCTCGCGCCGTTGCCTTCGGAAACTCTGCCATCGCTCGGTCCAGGTCCGCGAGACCTTCCACCGCCTGCGTTCTCGCCACCATCGACGGCCTCCACGATCTTGCGGGTGATCAGCACCCCGGGCGTGGGGTGTTCGTAGATGCGGCCCGGATGCTTGGTGTAGCAGGGCGCATAGGTGTTATGGTGCCGACGCAGCGTGCGAACCTTCGCCATCTCAGACGCTCCTTGTTGCGGTGATGTGGATTTCGGCCATGCCCACAGGGATCGCGGAGGTGATGTCCCACACTCCCCCAAGGGCATTGATGCGGTGCTTCGTGCCGACCTGACGCGTTTTCGGTGTTGCCAGCACGATGAACGTGGCGGTCTGGGATGCGCCTTCCTGTGCTGCTTGCCGGCGTTCCTGGCCTGTCCCGAACAGAACTTCCGCGAAGGCTTCCGTGAACATCGCCCACGTCTCCACCTTCTCATTCATGGCGTTGCGGGTGAAGGTGGAAGCCTCGATCGAAATGCGACGATTGCGCTGACCCGGGTCCATTACAACGACGGGCTCCGATGAGCATCGCAGAGCGAGGTGACTGCGAGCGGGATCTCCGCCATCGCGGCATTTCCCACGCTGGATCGATTGACGAAGTAGTGCCCGATCAACAGCAACATCGCCTGAATGAGCGACTGCGGCACCTCGCCCTCGGCATATCCAGCCGTATACGTGACTTCGAACTGCTCCGGATGCGCCAGGTAAGGCCAGCTTAGGCCCGCCCCTGGAAACAGCCTGCCCGCCACGATGCGCGTGTCTGCAAAGCCCGCGACGGATGCAGAGACGATCGGGCGGCGATAGAGCGAGACGACCCCGCGCTCCGGCCTGTGGAACTCCGTGAACTCCCTCCGCACCAAAGCGAGGCCGGTGTAATTCTCGACCCATTCACGAGCGGCGCGGATATAGCCGGCGATCAACTCGTCTTCTTCGTCGGAGTCGAGGACGCGAATTTGCTGCTTGGCCTGCTCCAGACTGACAGGCTCTCCATACGGGATGACATAGACCCGCTGGAACGTCCTCCCGCCGCTCGTCTTGAGAAGTGCGGTGATCTTGATGAGCGTGCCGGGGGAACCGCCGGAGAGCCAGACAGTAACCGCATTGTCGCTGTAGGCTTCGCTGTCCTTCGTCGCACCTGTGACGGTGATGCTGGACTGCGCTTCTGCCAACGTCTCCCCATCCTGGAGAAGCCCGCTGGCATCGATGCGATAGTCCAGCACTTCCTCAGGTGATTTGGAGGGAAGCGTGCCTACCATGCGACCCTCCGCGCTGTTGCCGTTCTTGTGCGTGCGTTTGCCGTGCGTGTCCGGTCCCATGCCCAGGGACGTGCCGTTCGCGCCGAAGCTGTCTGGAACTCGAACCGGAAGGAGATCGCAGGGCTGTCGGCAAACAGACCCTGCTCTCCATCATGAACCTGTATTGCCGATCGGGACACGAGCTGTGGCACTTCGACACGCTGGCGCTGAAAGGCCTCGTTGACGACGATGAGCAGAGGCTTGAACTGAACCGTGATGCGATCCGCCTGCATCGCCTGCGCTGCATCCGCTGGCGAAATCGACGTCTTGGCTGCCAACGTTATCCCGTCAGTCAGCTGTTGCTGCCGTGCGCCCTGTGCCGTGATGGCGAAATGCCCAACCACTGAGGCTTGATCGGCCGCTTGCGCCTGTGCCCCATCATGAGCCGCCGCAGCGGACTTTGCGGCAACTCCCGCGTTGTCCGCTGTTTGCACTTGCGCGACGCCCTGCGGGGCAACCGTGCCGCCCGCCAGCACCCCGGCCTGTTCTGCTACCTGGCCTTGTGTTGAATCCTGCGCCCCGATCGCACTTTTCGCAGCAATCGTCGGGGCGTCGCTGAACTGCGATTGACGGGCATCCGAGGGAACGAGCGAAGAACTTGGGGCTTCCGCCTCAGCAAGAGGAACGCCGGACCCCTGCTTTTGCGTCCCTTCCGCCGGCTGAATCGCGTAGTGAGCAATAAGCCCCGCCAGATCAACAATCTGGGTTTGTCTCGCGTCCTGAACAGCGATAGTCGATTGCGAGACGACCGCAGGAGCATCCGTCGTCTGCGCCTGCCTCGCGTCAGCTGGGGCGAAGGTATAGCCGCCGATCACCCCGGCAACGTCAACAACCTGCCCTTGCACCGCATCACCAGGGCTCACAGCGGACTTCGCTGCTACCCCGGGTTGTTCGGCACTCTGGCTTTGCGATGCCTTCGCAGGGACGATGGTGGAACGAGCGACAATACCGGCTTGATCAGATCCCTGTGGCTGGGCGGTGCTTGCGACGTTGACCGAAGAGCGAGCCGTGATGCTTGTAGCGCCCGCTGTCTGGAACATGACGACGCTTGCGGGCGTGATTGCCGTGGGCGGTAGCGCGACCGTTGCGGCGTCCGCACGTTGCGCCTGTCGTGCGTCATTGGGGCTTAGCGAGGCATTGTAGGCGAGGATTACGTTGTCGGCGGATTGGGCCTGCTTGGCTTCATCCGGCTTGACCTGGAGATCGGCGGGTTCGTCGTCATTTGCGGGGCGGAGGGCTAGAGTGACAGCCGACCATGCTGCAATGGTCGCCGTGCTGCCTCCAGACCATGCGACGGGGTCGTAAGTGCCGCCAGGCCAACTCACGAAGCCGGAGCCCGCAATGCCTTTGAAGTTGTCGTTGCTGAAGTCGGATAGGAAATGGTCTAGACCAGTTTGCGAGAATGGCGTTGCGGTCGGGGCGGCCGCACCTCCGCAAACAACTATGAATGAGTTCTCGGTTACTGGTGTAATCGGAGGAGGATTAGGCTGTCCGCTGTCGATCCCAGTCGCGGTGGTTGGCGCAACGTCAAAGACTGCCTCGTCAACAGCCCGAAATACCTGTATTACAACTACTCCGCCATCAGCGGACGCTCCGGTAGCCGTGACTTCTACAGTTTCGTCAGGAGGTGACGGCAGTCTCTTCCAACTGACTGTTTGATTCACATCGTAGGTGTCGTTGCTATAAGGCTCTGCCAGCTTTGCGTAGCCGGGCGTGGTGACACCGATCGATCGTTTCGCGTTGGACCCCGTCACATAGTTCACAATGACGATGTCGCCCTCCGCCGGAGTTGAGGCGACACCACCTGAAAGGTCGGTCAGCGAGATGGGGGCGGGCGCAACTGTAGTCCCAAGAAACGCAACGACTTTCCCGCCGACATACTCGATCGCCATCAGTCAGGCTCCGATCAGGTCGGGTCGTTGATCTCGATGTCCCAGAAGCTCACATCGGCGACACCACCGGCAGAGACAGCCTGGCTCGTCGTGGTCGTGACATAGCGCAGGGTTGAGTCCGTCGTGCGAATCAAGGCGACGTGCGTGGCTGTCCCCGAGCTGTCCACCGGGACGCCGGTCTTGGCCTGAACGCGCCGCTTCCGGCCCGATGTATCCCCATCGGCAAGAGCGTCGAACGTCGGCACCACGTCCGCCAGCGCATAAGTGGCGTTCGCCTGCGCATAGGTTGTCGGCTGTGCCGAGCACAGGACCATCTTGTCCGCGTCGGTGTAATAGGTGAGCGCGGCGTCCATGCCGGCGTCAGGTGCGAACTTCGCCATGTCAGCCCTCCAGAACCTTGTTTGCCGTACCGGCAAAGACAGTGTCAGGGTCGATCGTCACCGTGCCCTCTGGATAGGGCGCCATGATCGGATCATCATCCGTCTGCTCTGCCCATCCGGCGGCGACGAAATATTCCTCCGCACGATCGTCCTCGAAGGCGAGCGCGACGGTCGGGGGAAAGGTGTTGGTGCCGTGCTTGACGGCTTCCTTGAACTTGATCGGCATCGCTTATTTGCCCTTCCGCTTGGGAGTGGGCCGCACCCGTAAGCGCGGCCCTGCCAGGTCAGCCGTTCTTCAGGTTCGCTTCGACCGCTTCCGGACCCGAGAGGGTCGGGTCGTTGAAGTCGATGCGGTTCTGATCGACGGTCGTGTTCTCGCGCGGATTGGCATCCACCGCCGGATGCTTGGGATCCACGTCCCCCACGATCTGAATCGGCGCGCCAGAGGTTTCGAAGTCGGTCGCTTCCTTGATGTTCGCCTTGCCCGACTGGTCGAGATCGGCAGCAGTCGTTGCATGAACCGGCTCAGCCGGAGTCTTCTTCGCAGCCATGTTGGCCTCCATCTGAAAAGAGTTGGGGCTGGACACCGCGCCCAGCCCCTGCGTCACTGATTATGAAGCAGCGACCGTCATCGCCTTCATCGCGGCCGGGTTCTGGACCCCGCCACCGACGCGCCGGATCGTGTAGAAGCCGACGTAAGGCTTGTTCGTCAGCGCATCGCGGATAACCCGGATGCCCATCCGATCGAGGATCAGATAGGTTTCGGCCATGTCGCCGTAGAGCAGCGGGATCGCCGACGCCGCGATGTTCGCCATGTCGGGCATGTCCACCAGCGGGCGACCCATGAGCGTGGCCGGCTGCCCAGCCTGGTAGCTCGGCTGCCACAGGTAATTGCCCTGCCCGTCCTTCAGGAGGCGCAGCGCACCCTGCGTGTTCATGTTGCCGAAGAACCGAGCGTTGCCCTGATACTGAGACGGCAACGCATAGACGAGCTTCACGACTGCGTCGGCAGTGATCGCCGTCGCGCCCCCGCTCACCACGGTGTCGATGTCGCCCCACGGATGCGTTGCCGCATTCGCCGCACCGGTCACGTAGGTCAGGAGGCCGTTCGGCTTGTTCGTGCCGTTGCCAGAGAGGAAGGCAATGTTCTCCTGACGATCGAACTCCACCGCGACTTCGCGGGTCAGCCACGCCTCGATGTCGATCACGCTGTCATCAAGGAGCTGCTGGGTCACCTGCGGGTTGGCATAAATCTCGCCGTTGCCGAAGGCCAGAGGCGAGAGCTGAGGCGTGGTAGTGGCAGGACGGGAAGCCGTCTCACCAACCCAGCCGCTGCCGATCGAGCGGTCGCTGAACAGGCGGGTGAAGCCGGCCGTGCCGACTGCCTGCACTGTCGCATATTGCCGCATTGGCGAGATGAGCTTCAGCTGCTCGCTGATCGTGCGATCCCATTCGACGGGCGCCGTATAGCCGCCGTCCGGGTTCGACCCGACCGACATCGCCGCCTGAATCTCGTTCTTGCGGACGTAAGCCTGGAATGCGCCTGTATATTCCGGGTTCTCCGGCTGCGGCTTGCTGCCGATGCCGCCGATCTTGGAGGCGGCAATCTGCCTCGCCTGCTCGTCCATAGCGGTCTGGAGCTTGCCGACCTGCTCATTCAGCGCGTTGATCTGCTGAACGTCGAGAGGATCGACCTTCGCCTCGACAGTGTCGAGACGCTTGTCGTTCTTCTCCTGCAATTCCTTCACCGTCTTCTGGAGTTCGGCAAAGAGGGCTTTGGGGTCTGAGGCGTCGGCCCGGATGCCAAGGCCTGCGATTGCGCGCGGAAAGACCGCAGCGCCCGCCCTAAGGGCGGTCTGCTTCGTGTACTTCATGGTAGGGGTCTCCTAGGCGGTAATGGCCTTCAGGTTTGCGAGTGCTTCGGATGCGGCTTGCATCCAGTTGGAATCGCCAGCGCCAGGCGTAGCGGGTTCAACGGCAGCGCCCGGCGTGCCCTTGATCTTGTTGATGCGCGCTCGAGCTTCAGTCCGCGTATGGCCGGCAGCCACCAGCGACAGCTCAAGAGCCCGCAATTCGTTCACATGCCGATCGGCGGCTTTCGTCTCCTCGTCTTGCGTCACCTGATCAGCGGCGAGCATGGCATCGGCGAACCCGCGCTCGATCGCGGTGCTGCCCGACATGAACGTCTCCGCGTCCATCCATTTCTTCACGTCTTCGACGCTGCTTCCGGTGCGCTCTGCGTAGAGGTCTGCCATAGCCTGGTCGAACGGCTCCAGGAACGCCGCGGTCTCCGCCATGTCGTGCCGATTGCCGATCGCCATGACCCAGCAATTATGGATCATGATGAACGAAGCCGCGCCGATTTCGACAGTGTTGCCGGCCATCGCAATGATTGAAGCTGCCGAAGCGGCCATGCCCATGACCTTGACGGTGATGTCCTGAGGATGCTCGCGCAGAACGTTATAGATCGCGATGCCTTCGAACATGTCGCCGCCTGGCGAATTGATCTGCACTTCGACTGGACGATCGCCAATGGCACGGAGTTGCGCCGCGACGCGCTTCGCGGTGATAGGCGTCTCCGTCCAGAAGTCCTCGCCGATCTCGCCAAACATGGTGATGATATTGTCGCCCGATGCGACAGCGCGAACGCCCGCACCGTCTTCAGACCAGCGCTCCAGCACGTTCGGCTTCGCAAGAGCTGAAATGTCCCGGTTGCCGGGCATGGGAAGTGCGCCAGGGCGAGCCTTGGCAAAGATGCGGGGCGCAGGATGTCGCTTCACTGAGAAGCTCCTTCTACATCGGTCTTAGGCCAAACCTTGCCGTAATCGACCACTAGTGATCGCGTGACGCTCTCGGAGCCAGCAAACACCGGGAATAACTGGTTGCCTGAGAAGCTTGAGAGAAAAACCCTACGAGTGCGGCAGACTTCTTCCAGTTCGGCGTTGCTCAATTCCCAAGCAGAGACGATACAAACACCGTTCGCAAAGACCGGCAAATCTCCCACGTCTTCGCGTCCGGGAGGCGCCGTGAAGCACATGTTGGCACCGGCGAACTTAACTGGCTGGCCCATCTGACGCTCCTGTCGGCTGTCCCCAGGCCGGCTTGTCGCCGCCGGGGATCTTGTTCATGTCCATCTTGTCGCGAGCTTCATCAGGGACCATCCAGCCGGCCGCGCCCGGACCCCCGAGAGCCTTGGACAGGAACTCGGCTTGATCCTTCAGCGACCCGCGAAGAAGAGCGCCCTCGTTGAACTTGGCGTAGTGTGTCTCGCGTTCGGCCTCGGTCAGCAGCGATTGCGCAATGACCTCTTCCCAGGCGACGAACCACGGCATTAGGCAGTAGGTGATGAGGAACAAGCCTAGCTGCTCGATTCCCGAGCCCCAGCTCGTCTCGTCGAACATCAACAGGGGGCGAGGCACGCCGGTGAAGCGGGAAACCTCTTCGGCCTGATGCTTGCGCTGCCCCAGCCCTTCCGCTTCCCGGCCTGTCATGCCGAGGGCTTCGGCGTCCATGCCCTCTTCCAAAAGAATCCAGCGCCCGCGATTTTCCGCGCCCGTATGCCGTTCTTCGAACTGTCCCCGCAGGCGCGAACCCGCTTCTGCCGAGAGCGACTTTGGATGCTTCAGCTTGCCGCCGACATAGGCCCCGTTCTTCATCAGCGAAGCCGCTGCCTGGTCGGCTGCCTGTGCAAGGCCAAGCACCTCGCGTGCTACATCAAGCAGCGCGGCGCCCGTAATCCCGTCCTCTGAAAAGGGAGCGCGGAGGTGGAATACCTCATCTTGCTGAAGACGCTGTTGCTGACCGTCCTTCCGCATCCAGAGATATGACAGCCGCCAATCGTCGCTAAGCTCCGGCTTCACCCGGCGCGGATCGAGGGGAATCAGTTCCCTCGTTTCTCCGCGGGACCGCACCTTGTAGGCGAATGCATCGCCGTGCAGCAGGGCCCGGCCTTGCATGTAGGCCTTGAACTGGAGCGGCGTCTGCCAGCCATTCGGTCGCTTTCGGAGCAAGTGGTTGACGGGATGGTCGGACGCCTTCTCAGTGTCGCCATTTGGCAGCTTCCGGTGCAAATTTGTCGGCAACATGCCGATGCAGCCGGAAATGAGGTTCGTCGCCCGAAAAAAGGTCGAGTTCTTGAGGGCAGACTTCTCGGTAACGGTCGTGCCGGCGGCCGTGTCGCTTCCCAGCCTCAGCCATTCCGCGATGCGTGGGTCACTCAGATCATAAGTCGCATAAGCCTGCGGCCTGCTCTGGACGGCATTCGCAGGTCGCGAGGCACGCTTGTAATCGTCTGGCGACATGATTGCTGCCATGCCGCTCTCCTCAGAACACCAATACGCCGCGCTCTTCGTAGATCGAAGGGCTATTAGAAGCCTCGGGATTCCGGCTCATCAGCATGACAGCGTTGAAGCTCGCCACCAGTGGATCGATCTTGGCCTTGCCGGCGGTCTGCTTGGTTATGAGCACGGCGTTCCCCCTCTGCTCTACCTTCGCGTTCCCGACGCACCAGGCCATCAAACCCTGACCAGCGTGCCAGAGAGTACCGTCCTTCAGCTTCCGTTCGGAGCCAGCTATGGCGCTGTTGAGCTTCCAACCTTGCTGGACCGCAACCACCTGCTGTCCGCCAATTCCACGTGCGGCCAATTCGTCCACGATCGCCGCAATGCCCGCCGCATCGACCCCGACGCCGGCAATCTCCGGTAGCAATCCGGCCGCGTGAACCTGTTCCACGATGTCCGCAACGTCCGACACGTCCTGCGTCGGATCGGCACAGATCGTCAGCTCGCCAGCTTTCTCGAAATCCTTCAGCCGCGCCGCAATTTCTTTCCGACGCTCCAACACATCGTCATGCGCCCAAGCGTGGTTCCACATGAGCCAGTCGCGCGTGCGCTTGCACCGCCCGATGACGCAAAGCCCGAGAAGATCGTCCAGCCCGCCGCCGTCGATGCCAACAACGACAACCTCAGATCGCTCCAGAAGGTTTTCCAGGGTCAAACCCTCAGGATCGACGGCCCCTTCCCAATATCGCGCCCCGGGCCATGCGTCGTTTCCGAGCGCCAGCCCAATCTCGACATTCAGGTGCTTGGCAAGAAAGACCTGCCTCTCGCCACCCTCAGCGTTCGCGACCTTGCGCAGCTCGTCTTCAAGCCACTCCTGATCAACGGACACACCCAGGTTAGGGTTCGTGACGTAGAAGTTCTCCGGCTTCAGGAACTCCCGCCGCTCGATCATCTCCTCGGGAAACTCATAGAGGACGCCAAGGCTCTTGGGATCCTTGATCCGTCCGTCCCTCACATCCCGGAAATAGTTCAGCTTGGTCTTGAATACGCCTGCCGGGGAATCATCGGCCTGCGTCGAAAGGTAGATCACGAACCCTTCGGGGCGCGAGATCAGCCCACCCGTCGCCTCGCGCAGCATCGCGTCTGCCTTCGGCTTTTTTCCGAAGAGCCAAAGTTCATCAACGAGGACGCCCGTCGCCTTCTTGCCCGACACCGTATCGCTGTCGGCCGCTACCACCTTCAGCACCGCACGTGTCTGGCGATGCATGATCGTCCGGGTGTGGTCCTGGACCTGGAACAGTGCATCCAGCTCCGGATCAGCCTTCACCATATCGCGCGCCGGCTGATAACAGTTGTTCGCCACCTCGATCGTCGGCGCCAGAATCAGATACTCCGCCGACTTGCGCCAGTTGAGCACCATCGCCGTCATCATGATCGCCGCGGCGTCCGTGCTTTTCCCGTTCTTTTTCGAAATTAGCAGGAAGAACTCTCGGATCATCCGCTTGCCGGAGTCCGGATCGAGCGCCCCGAATATCTGTGCCGCAAAGTCCCGGACCCACGGCAGCGCCGTCTCGCCCATCGTGGGGCTGCCCGGTGCGTCCACGATCCGCAATGCGTCGAACACGTCCAGCGCCGCTTGCGCCTCGCCAGGAAACAGCGGCGGGCACGGCATCAGGCTCTCGCGATTGACGATGCGGTCCCGCCAGTCCGGAACCGCCGTCGTCCAGCGCATCAGTTATTCACGACCAACCGCGGCGGCGTGCGTGGAGCGAACCTGCCCGAAGCGACTTTCTCCGCCTCCTCCTGCGCCTGCTCCTTCTTGCCCTTCACCGCGTCACCAGGCTTGGCATGGACATAAGGCGCGGCAGCTTGAGCCATCCGATCGCGGCGAGCTTCATCCGCGGCATCGTCGTTCATCACGCGCAACATATATTCCAACGGGGACAGCTTCGCCGCCTTGGCCTCACGCTTGATTGAAGCCGGGCTCACTTCGGCAACAGCCTCTTTGGTGGAGCCCTTCTTGCGGCCCGCACCCGGCCGGAAACCGCCTCGGGGCATGATTGATTTCCTCTGAAAAGATGGCCGCTCAAATCATACGGCTATGAAAAATCTCTCGATGTGGAGGGCGCCGGTCTCCAGCCTAGCCACCCTGAGGACTTTCAGGCTCCCCCCGCCTCTGCGCGCCGCTCTTCCCGCTGGATCAGCCCGTCATGGCAGGGCTTGCACGCCGTCTCCAGGTTGTCCGGGAACCAGAATAGCGCTTCGTTGCCCTTGTGCGGTGTCTTGTGGTTGGCGACGAGCTGCGACGTGTTGCCCTCCAGCTTGCCACATCGCTGGCACGTGAAGTGATCGCGCACGAGGATGGACCAGCGAAGTTCTTTCCACCTCTTCAGGCTGTACCACTTGCGCCAGGGCTGCGTGTTGCGGAAGCGGTCGTGCTCTCGATCGCCTTCGGGCATGTAGGCGACTGATGGGCGGAGGCTGCCAAGCTGTGGCTTGAGGTTGGTTAGCCTGCCCATGTCACAGCCTGTAGGCGTCTGCGTCTTTGGGCTACTGCTGCTCTACCACGGAGGCGCTCGGTCACGGATTGCTCCATCCTGCTATCACTTTTTGATTGCATAGCGTGCTGTGATAGCATTATATGACTGCATGAACAGCAAGCAGACCAAGACGCTTCAGGCCATCTTCTCGGACCCGGTGTCGCCATCGATCCAGTGGAGCGCGATCGAAAGCCTTCTGAAGGCGATTGGCTGCGATGTTGTCGAGGGAAACGGATCGCGGGTGAAGTTCGTGAAGAACGGCATTGTCGCCAGCTTTCACCGCCCACACCCGGAACCCGCCGCCAAGCGCTATCAGGTCCGGGACGCGCGGGAATATCTTACCAAACTAGGGATACGGCCATGAGCGAGAACAGGAACAATACCAGCTACAAGGGCTTCAGGGCTCGGTTCGACTTCGACCCAGAGGATATGGTGTTCACTGGCAGAATCGCCGGCATCAACGATGTTGTCGGGTTTCACGCTTCCTCGGTCGCCGAACTCATAGAGGCGTTCCACGAAGCGGTGGATGATTACATCGAGACCTGCAGCGCGGCCGGGAAAGACCCTGAGAAGCCATACTCCGGCAAGGTCATGCTTCGGGTTGATCCTGTCCTGCACGCCCAAGTGGCTCTTGCCGCCCAACTCAGGGGAGTAAGCATCAATCAACTCGGCGAAGAGGCGCTGCGGGACGCCGCTCGACGGGTTGTGCCTGAGACTACCCCAGCCTGATCTATCCTATCCTATCCTATGATGAGCGGGTCTGGCTCTACGGTTTCCCGCCACCACAGACAGTGCCGGACGCCTTGCTTTAGCATAGCCTGGAGAGGTGCGCCGGGTGTTGAGTGGCGGGTCAGGTCAGAGGTTGAACTGACCTGAATACGAAAAAGCCCGCGAACCTCTCGGCTGCGGGCGCAATTCCAATTACGGGGAGTAGGCGTAACATAGCTGCGCACCGCAGTCAATAGTCTGCCTTGAAGATTTCCTCGACCATGCGGCGGGACTCTCGGAGGCCGGCAGCCCTGCCAAAGCAATAGGCTGAGGAGAGCGCGCAACTTAGCGCTGCCGAGCACAACAACGTGAGAGCAATCCAATCGAACATTTCTTCCTCCTACTAGATCAGTACGAAAGGCGCTCTCTCATCACGATCATGTCGGCGACCATGCAGACACAGAGGCGTGCGGCATCGATCGCCGACCGCGCATTGTTCGCGAGGCGGGATCCCGCAGTGCCGGCGGGTTCGTCAAAGCGACAGACGTTCTCGAACACATTCCAGTACGTCTCGGGGAAATAGCCCTTGATGCGCTTCAGATCGTCACGAGCCTCAATCTCCGCCAGATTGCCGTCACCCGGACATCCGAACACGGTGCGATCAAGGTTAGCCACTAATCGGCCCGACGTATCAGTAAGCCCCCACAGGCGCTCGCAGTGCAGGATGGCCGCTTGCTGCCCGTCCGAAAGAAGGCCAGCGGCTTTCCAGCGGTGAACGGCATTCCCCCCTCGGTTCGTCACCCGGCCATTGTGGCTCGTGTAATCGCCGTGCTGCGCAGCGAAGTTGTTCACTTGCCCAGCCAATGGGTCATTGGCGCATTCGAGCCGCGTGCCACGGCGGCGGGCAAGCGCCTGCTGTTCGGCCTTCCTCCGCGCCGCCATGCCCTTCGCGAGCTCTGCGATCGTCTTGATGTCCTTGCTCGCCACCGCTCTACTCTCCCTGGTGATGTTTGATGGGCGTTATGCTGCGTCGTTTCGCGTGCTGGCGAAGCGCGAGGTGAGCCCGAACTGGCGCATAATCTCCTGCGCCTCCTCCGGCGTGCAGCGGTCAGGGGCGGGCAGTTGCTGCACAGGATCGGGCCGCCGATCATTGGCGAGCTTTCGCCGGGTTGCCCAAGCTTCCCGCACCTCTGCCATGATCGCGGGCACGATCTTTGCCGGATGATCCGCGTTCTGCATCGCCGCTTCGCAGCCGCGCTTCAGGAGTCCGATGGGGATGCCGTCCAGCGCCTTGAAAGCAGCCTCCATCCAAGTGTCTTGGGATTCGAGGTCCATGCCGACCGGCGCGACGAGCTGCAGGCACGGCGCGATAGCCGTCGCGAACTCAGTAGGTGTGACGGGCCGGAGGTCAGTTGGGTCCGTGTCTCGCGACAAATCGCTGCGCCGCGTCGATGGTGCGGCCCATGCCGCTGGCCGAACGACCATTCCGGTTGTTTCCTCGGTTCGATTGCCCATCTTTCGGCTCCCACTTTTTCGAAAACTTGACCCAGGTTCTCCAGGACGCTTGCCAGTCCTTGCTCAGCGTCCCCTTTGCGGTGTGGTGGTCGATGAAATGCTCGACCTCCTCCTCCTGCCGACCGGGTGGCCAGCCATCGACCGTGGCGAGGGTGATGCCGCTCATGATCGGACGGAAGTCATCGGGAACGAGCGTGGGCTTACCCAAAGAAGGCTTGTCCTTCTTTGGTGATGGTTCCCTAGAAGGTTCCGTGTCCCGTTTTTGGGACTGTTTGGCGGAAAAAGCGGTATCCTTCGGCGGTAAGGGTTCCGCTTTCGGCATCCCTTTTTCGGTATCGTTTATTGCGAGAGAATAGGCTTTTACCTGCTTGGTTTTACCCACTCTCTGACCGCTATCCGAGATTAGTCCCGCCGACTCTAGGCGGTTGAGCGCTGCCACCACCGTCTTGCGATCCAAGCAAGAAAAGTCCGCCAGCCAAGCGACCGACGGGTAAGACACGTCGCTCTCTTCATTGTGCCGGTCCGCAAGCGCGATAAGGACCATCTTGTCCGCAACGCGTCCTGGCTTCTGCTTACTCGCCCATCCGAGCGCCACCCAGCTCATTGCGCCGCCCTCGCCCTGTCGCGAAGGATCGCCATGTACTCATCTTTCCGGAGGCCGACCCCATACTCATTCGCAGCCTGCTTGCATGAGAACCTAGGCGCTTGAACATCGGGAGTTTCGCAGCGCTTCCAAGCATCAACGAATGCGCGGATAGGCTCTGCGTACTGAAACCATTCCCGATGCTTCCAATAAGCAGCGAACTGCTGATGCAGCGCGTCCTCGTACCTCCCGGCAGCCCCCACCTCCTGAAAATATAGGACAAGATCGAGGCGGAGCGTTGTATGATTCCCAGCCTGAAGGTCGAGCAGCCGCCGCTCCGGATCGACAGCAATGCCGATCTTCACGCTGCTACGACGTGCGTCTGTGATGAAATATACATGCTGAGGATTGATACGGCTCACTCTCCCGCCTCCAGCTTGTTCTTCAGCTCCTGTGCTTCCTTGTGGGAGGTGAAGCGTCCGACAGCCTCGGAGACAGGGACAACGAGCCATGTCGTGTCCAGGAGGTCCGTATCGGTGGCTATGACGTAGCGGGGCTCGGTCATGCCGATAGCTCCGCGTCCAGATACGAGATGGCCCGCTCAATCTCGCGATCATCCACACGGAGCTGCTCTATGCGGCGGATGGCGTGAATGACGGTGGTGTGATCCCGGCCACCGAACCGGCGCCCAATCTCGGTCAGGGGCTGCTTGGTTAGCTGTTTAGCCAGATACATTGCCACCTGGCGTGGTCGGGCGACCTCGCGCGAACGGCGATCAGAGGTCATCTCGCGCCGATCCAACCCATAGAACTGCGCGACGCGTGCCTGTATCTCGGCAATCCGAATATTTTGGCGCCGGGTGACGTCAACATAGGCAAGTTCGCCTTCGGTGATGAAACCGCGCCGACGCAGGTATTCCCTGCATCCGAAGGTGGTGATGGTGACGTGCTGCACCTAAACCTCCCTCAGGACGATTGTGGGGAACAATGCGCGGAACATGGCGGCGCGAAGCACATAGGCTTCGGTGCGAACTCCCTTGGCGTCCTCGACTATGTCGCAGCCGCTGTGACGATCGACGTATCGGAAGTCCGGCTTGAAACCGACCCGCCGACCGTTCTCGTGCTTGACCGGCTTACCATCGATGATGAACCAGAATTGCGGCTGCTGTTCGAGATCTTCGATATCGCCGGCACGCTGTAGAAGGTGCAGCTCGTTACACCGCCCGGCCTCCCTACGGCTGTCGTGCGTGTGGCCGTGCTGGCATGTCGCCTTCTTGGCGTGATATTTGTTCGGGCGCTTCACCGGAGCTCGCCCGAATGATGCTTGGCGTAGTAAGCCAGGATCGCCTTCAGCAGGGCCTCAGAGCCTCGCTTTGCATCTTCCAGGCGCTTGCGGTCACCACTCATGATCGAGGAATGTGTAGGCATCCGTGAACCCGCCTCGGTCTTCGGCAGACAATGGAATGCGGAGCGCCCGCGTGCGGTGGGACTGGACATCACTCTCCCCTCCCCTGCTTACGTCCACGCAGGGCAGCTTCCCTGCGCTTGGCATAGGGGATGCCTATGGTGAGTTCACGATGACACCTGTCTGCCTCAAGGCGATCACAGGCGAGCTCATGAGGGGATTTGCGGGTGAAGAGGCGGAGGATCATGCTGCGGCTGCCGATCTGGCGCGCGGGCAAATGCGGCGAGCTTTGGCTCCGATCTGAGCCTTCTCGATCGGAACTATGTTGGTGCCGCCAGGACTGCTGGGCGACCGCGCTGCGGCAACCTCGCCAGCGAGACCCAGTGCCTCCAAACCAAGAACGTCGAGATCCCCGTCGCCCTCTTCGTCTGTGCCGACGTGCTTTTGGAATGGCTGCAAGACGAGCGACGCCAGATCATCGGGAATACGAAGCTCGCCAAGCGCCCAAGCAGGCATTGCGGCACCGTCTCGCCACCCCTTGAGCGTGGACAGCGGAATATCTCTCGTGCGCGACAGGACCGCGAGCGAGAGCCCGTGCTCCTTCTCCGCGAGACGGAACATCTCCCGTTGAAGCTCGACGGAATTACGCGCGGATTGGGAAAGATCAGCCAAGATTCCGTTGCCTTTCGATGTCAGATGGTCCGCTATGGAAAGTGCGCATCATCTCGGCAGACGCGGCAAGTTCGTCTCCATTGGGGAGATCGTCCGCGAATGGATCGGACGTTGGGATGACGAGCCAAAGCCTGCCGAGCACGATGAGAAGGAGAATGGTCGCTGCGAGAGCGAGGGCGCTAAGCGCGAGGATGGGGTTCATCGGGCGCATTCCCTCCGCTCTGACCTGGCTTGTGGAAGCGTCAGGAAGCGGACGCGCTCGACTTCAGCACCGCGCTTGATGGCGAGCGGTATGCGGGTGATGGGGATATGAGGGGACATCTATGCTGCCTCCCTCATGCCGAGGTGATGCAGGAGCTGCTTGCCGATGAATTGCGTGTAGGCAGGCGGGATGGCTTGGTTCAGCTCATCCTTAGTCATCCAGTCGATGCCCATGGCGCCTGCCGCTGCGGCTTTAGAACAGTTGCCGCCACCGGTGACCTGAACGAACGCGGTCTCCTGCTCCAAGCGACGGAAATGCGACTTCCGCTTGTCCAGCGTATAGACGAGCGGATGCTTACCATGCGGCGGGGCGACCAGCGGCCAATCTGTTTCGAACAGACGGTGGCGCAACACACGAAGCGGGGGGAACATGGTTCCGCACAGGACAGCGGGATCAATGAGGGGCGCGCCCTCCACGTTCTCGATCACATAAGGTCTGCCAACGAAGTGCAGGAGCATGCGGACAGGCTCAACGAGATCGGGATGCTGCTCGGCATTGCCGTTCCGACGCCCCAAATCGCTATAACGCTGACATGGCGGCGAGGCGTGGATCGCGTGGAAGCCAGACATGAAACCTTCGTCCAGTCTCAGAGCGTCGGCCTGAATGAACTGAAAAGGATACCGTGGCTGCGGCTTGATATCGACGCCAACGACTTCGAACCCCGCACGATGGTAGCCCATCGCCGCTCCGCCAGCGCCGCAGAACAGGTCGAGCAAACGAGGCCGGTTGTTCACCCCACCCTCCCGGCAACAGGACAGTCCTGGTCAGGACATTGGGGATTGGATGGGCTGGCGTCGTGAATAGCCGAAGGACGGGCAAGCAGGTTGCGCGCGCGCCGCTTCCAAGGCTCTTGGGACGCCTCCGCCAAGAAGCCGAAGCCGCCCTGGTAGAATGCGCCCTTGCTGCGGTTGTTCGCCACATACAGCTTGTCAGCAACAGCGTAGACAAGCCCTTGCTCGTCAGAGCCGTAGTGGCGGCGAACTTCGTCAAGCCAGCTCATGCTGCCCTCGCCGGGTCGGCGGGACGATAGGTCGCCATGAAGCGGCGAACCTTTGCCTCGGTTTCGGGCCACACCCGCCGTCCGGCGCGAAGCTGGCGCACGAAATGGCGGTCGTTGAGCGCCGCGTCGCCAAAAGCGGTCGGCACCATCTTGTGAGTGTCGAGGAATGCCTCGATGTCGTCGCGAAGGCTGCTCATTCCCGCGATATTAGGTGGGATTGCTCACACCGTCAAGGTGTGATCTGTCGTCGCTATCCCGAAACCGCAGCCGTGTGTGATAGGTCCCACATGGCTAACGATGAAATGACACGAGTGCGCGAGGCTCTGCGCCGCGTGATGGATCGCAAGGGCGTTAAAGCCAAGCCGCTGTCAGTGAACGCCGGCCTCGGACCAACCGCGGTCCGCGACATTCTCGATCGCGACGGCAGCGACGTGAAGCTGGGCACCTTGCGCAAGCTCGCTGACCAGCTCGACTCTTCCATTGAGGAGTTGATCGGTGCGGAAGAAGTGGTGCTGTCCGGCCGTGTCGGCGCGGGTGGCAGCGTGATATTCGAAGAAGAAGCGCTTAGGACCGCACCGCGTCCGCCGGGTGCTGGCAAGGCTGTCGAGGCTCTTGAGGTGATTGGAGACTCAATGCTTCCGCGCTATTCGGAAGGCGACTTCGTCTACATCAGCCGTGCTCATGAAGGGCTTAAAGAGGAGTATTTCGGCGAGTATTGTGCCGTCAGGCTCGTCAGCGGCGAGACGTTCGTGAAGATCCTTTCCAGGGGCTCCAGACCGGGGTTCTACACTCTGCGGTCGTTGAATGCGGCCGATATGGAAGACGTAGAGGTCGAATGGGCAACTCCCATCATAGCGACCGTTTCGCGAGCTGCGCGGCGGCTGCTGGGGTATTGACCCAATACCGGAAGCCGCCCTTCGGGGGTTCTGGCGGTAGCCGGTTCGGATAGTAGGACACCGGCGCCACAACATCATCGGTGATGACGACGCTGATTTGCGCGCCGACGAGGCACGCGCGGCTCATGCCCATACTGGCGATCGTCCCGGCAATGCCTCTTCCCCGCTCATGGATTAGCTTCCGCAACGGGCTGGTGCGGGGCACATAGCCGATCGTCTTCCCTGCGCTCGACTCGACCCGGATCGCCATCTCATCATGCGGATTGTCCGGCTCATGATAGAAGCGAACGGGCTCCCCAGGGCGGCAGTTGCGTAGCGCATCCTGATAGAAGGATACGCCCACAATCCTGACGTAGCATAGCTCGTCTTCCACGCGACTCGCTCCTCATTGCCTCTGCTCTACGATTCCCGATGCGGAAGAACATTGCAAGAACGGTGTGATGGGTCCCATTTAGAGATTGACAGGGTGGGATGTGTCCCACTATACAGACCTCATCGCCACTTGATCAGCTTCGGCTCAAAGACGGTGGCTCTGATGGAGGCAGCGCATGACGGATTTCATCACCGAGAACGAGAAACGCGCGCAAAGAGCGTGTCCAGGTATCAAGATCGCCGCGCGTATTGATGGCACAAGCGTCTACGTCGGTGATCCCCTTGGCGAGGGAATTGGCCTCTACGTATACCACGACCCTGAAGGGCCGTGGGAACGCATCCCAGTGAGCGCCCAGGAGAGAATTGCCAGCGGCGATCTGAGAAGCCTTCGCATCGAGGCTGTGCGGTGCAGCGGCGGCGACGTGTGGCGTGCCCGCGAGATACTCGCCTTCCTGCGTGACGGGCGGATATAATGCGCCCGCTCCCCAAGCCACAACCTTGCCCCAAATGCTTCTCTTATCACCCAAGGGATAGAGACTGCGTATTGGCTGCGAGGGCTGCTGTTCCGGAAAGGATGGCGGCGTGAGCGAAGCCCAAATCAAAGTGCGCTGCGGCGACTGCCGGTACTTCGTGCGTGATGGCTTCTGCGGTTATCTCCGCAGTGAGGCGGGACGCGCGCCGGGGAAACCCTTTGCGCACGCTCCTTTCTGGGTTTGGTCTGACTGTTACAGCGACCGCGAGCAGGTCCGCTATAACGTACAGACCTGTTGCCCGACATTTGAAGCCCGTGGAGAAACCGCATGAACGCGTCCTCTCCAAAGGGAAGCCTGACTGTAGCCGATGTGCTGGATCGAGCTGCTGACCTGATCGAGCCGGAAGGCGCTTGGACGCAGCGGGAGGATGCTCGGAGTAAAAATGGCAGGTATGTCGAACCTCTAAGCAGGGATGCGGTGAGTTTCTGCATGTGGGGCGCCATTGAGAGAGCGGCAGGCCTCACGAGCCCTATGGTGGCCTTGAATGTCGTCGGCGGACTAGTGCCGCTTGGTTTGATCGCGGGTTTCAACGACGCCCCCGAACGCACGCAACCAGAAGTAGTCGCCAAGCTTAGGGAGGCCGCTGCGAAAGCACGCGAGCAAGGGCTGTGACCGCCCTCCCGAAGCTCTCCACCCTAGAGCAAGAGCCGGGGTTCAGGTGGACGGATGACGCGTCTTCCGTGCTCGAGGACTACCGCGCCCGCCTGCAGGTGGTGATCGCCGACAACGCGTTCCTCTGCACGACGGAACTGGCGAAGTCGTATCTGGCGAAGCTGGAATGGTGCCTCGCACAGCCTGTTGGCGAGCAGCTTCACGTCTTCCGGGATCTGATGATCGAAGCCGGGATCGAGGACGTCATCCGGGAAGCCGAGTGGCACCGGAACTGGCTCGCCAATGAAGACAACCTTGCTGACCTGGTGAGGGCGACGCCTGCCCTGTCGGCACGTTCCGAAGGAGCAAGCCTGTGACCGAAGAGGAAATCATGATCCGCGCGCGGGAGGCTTATATCGTTGCTGATCGCGTCACGTCAGACAGCTATTTGATAGCGGTGCGCGATGGCGAGTTCGACGGCAGGCTCGCTTTGAAAACAGCCGCGCAAGCCCTTCGCGATGCTTCCAAGCCCCTGTCCGAAATCCAGCCTGTCGATCCTGACCTGATCGAGGCGCGAGAATGCGCAGCACTGGTCTATGAGGAGCGAGAAAACAAAGAAGGAGCCGAAGAACTCCGGCGTGGCGAGTACGATGACAACGCGGGCGTGCAGGTCGCACTTCTCGCGATCAAGCGGGCCAAAGAGCGCACCCAAGGCGGTGCAGCATGATCTCGCACATCGCACCTCATGTGAAGCGCCAGCAGGCGGAGAGTAGGGCCTTCAAGCAGCCTATGTTCGTGGACGCCCCGGGCCTTGGCGGCATGACCGGCTTACTCGTCACCCTTCTGGGGGCTGTGGTGATCGGCTTTGCTTTGGCGGGGTCGCTGTGATGGCGACTCCTTCAGGCTTCGATCCTTCGCGCGTTGTGACGCAAGCTGACCGTCGCTGGTGCACACGGTTCGACCGTTCGAGCGGCTTCCTTGAAGGCAAGTGGGACAACAGCACAGTCACCATGAAGCCTGTGCTGGAGCATCGGTTCGAGGTTGAGGGAGATACGGCGCGGCGGATTTTCGCGGAAATCGTCGCTGACCTTGATATCAGCACGGACGCAACATGCCGGGTGTACGCTGCGATAAAGCGGGCGCTTATGAAGCCGACAGAGCCCGCGATACGTCGCGATAGCGATGGAAGCGGTGAAGCCGGCGAGACGCAGAGTGACGCGGCCGTAGGCGAGAGCGCGGACCCGAAGGGTGACGCCCAATCTCCTTCGTCCTCCTCCCCCAAATCACAGAGCCAATCCCAGGAGGATGCCCGCCGCCAACCATCGGAGAACAGGTCATGAGTGAACATCCTATCGAGCAGCCGATCCGCGCGATCGACATAGATACCATTCCCGACGTTCAGGGCGGCTATGTGGTGGGACGCAACGGCGTCACCCGCATCGAGGCCTGCCAGAAGAGCGGCATGTATTCTAACATCCCCTACGTCCGCGTCTGGAAAGGCGACGTCTGCGAGGCCGAGTTCTGCCAACACAACATCGTCGGCGTCTACTTCGGCGAGCCGGAGAACAGGTCATGACAGAAGCAGAGGAAGCGCGGATCGATGCACTCGCAAAAGCACTTCGGCTGCTCGACTTCGCCGCCGATGAAGGCTTTCACTATGATGCAGGGGACGGCCAAGTCCTGGACGCCGCCGACGTGTGTACCGACCTCTGTGAGGAGTATGGGATCGAGCCGGAGCCGGGCTGGTGGAGGATTATTCCCGCCCTCTCCCGCCCCGTCCAGCAGACGCAGGTAGCGGGGGAAGCGGAGGTCACGAGAGCTGATCGGGATGCACTAATAGCTCTGCATCACCACAAAGTGGCGCCGATTATTGCGGATCATCTGGAGATTTCCCTTGAGCGCAGTCGCACGGATGGCGGTGGCTGGGTAACGACCGGTCACGAGAGCTGCGCAGTCATCGATGCCGCTCGATCTGTTATCGCTTACTGCCTGGCATTGCCCGCCGCTCTCACCCCCCAGGTAGCAGGAGAGGCCGATCGGTCTACTCAGCTTGAGGAGGTTGCAGCAGCTGCTGATGCTGTTTTCCCCATCATTATCGAAATGTTTGAGGCCTTTCCCTACGCGGAAAAGAGCGGTGATGATGAGAAGGTGACGAGGCTTCGGCAGGCTTTACGCGCCTTAGCCGCCCTTTCTCCCGATCATGGGATGGGGGATGGGCAAGTAGGGGCGTCCCTTCGGGCAACCTGCTCTCGTCCTTCGGATCAAGCCCCTTTGGGTCTTGACGCTCCGCGCGTCGATCAGGCGCAGGGAGGACGCTGATGGGATGGGGAAATTGCGGTGAGGACAGCCGTGGTCGCGCAATCGGTTACTATCACACTGCGACCTGTGATCACGCGGGTTGCGGTGAGGCGATAGACCGCGGGCTGGCGTATGCTTGTGGGGGCATGCACGGGACCGGGTGTCTTGGCGGCGACGCTCGCATCGATTGGTCTGCTGATTTTCCGTCGTGCGAAGGCTATTTCTGCGAGCAGCACCTCCGCGCTCCCGACTTGGAGCATGAAGACGGCACTGAGATATGGGCGCCTACGTATTGTCCGGCGTGCTCTTCTGAGATCGAGCGGCTCTACCGCATAGACCCCGAATATCGCGATATGTGGCCTACGTCGGCGCCACCGGTGCCCCTGCCCGATAGGGGATTGAAGCCTTTGGTCGAGACCGAAGGGCTCGATGCGCAGCACGAAAGCCCCGCAAGGCAATCGCCAGAACCCTTCCCCTCCCCCACCCAAGGAGACTCCCATGTCGATCGCACTCGATCGGAACATGCTCGACGCCCTGAACAAGGCAGGTGATGCCCTGAAGGCTGCCGGCGAGCCATACATCTCTCTCGGTTATCACCCGGCGGGCCCGCTCTTCGTGCAGGATGGCTATTCGATCCGTCTGGAATGCCCCGGTGTCACGATGGGGATCCACGGCAGCGGCTCTACGCCTGAAGAGGCTTACATGGATGCCTGCGCCAAGCGTGCGGCTGCCATTGCCGAACAGGAGGAGCGGGAAGCATTCGAGGCTGAGTATCGTGCGCGTCGGGCAAGGATGGCGGCATGACCACCATCGGCCACAACCTCCCTCCGGAACCCTTCGTTCTCATCACCGAGAGCATTGAAGACCTGCTTCTAGAGGCGAACAATCATCTCGACGGCAGCGAGATTGAGACCGAGCAACAGGAAGCCGCCGTAGCGAGCATCCTCACTCGTCTCCGTCGCGAGCTTAACGCTGCCGACGACATGCGCAAAGCCGAGAAGAGGCCGCATGACGAAGCTGCCAAGGCTGTCCAGGCAAAGTGGGCTCCCCTGCTTTCCAAGGGCGACCTGGCTGTCAACGCGGCAAAGGCGGCGCTCACCAAGTTCCTCCGCAAGCGGGAGGATGAAGCGAGGGCGGTGGCTGAAGCTGCTGCACAGGAGGCTCGGAGACAAGCCGAAGCCGCCGCCCGAGCAGCCGAGCAAGCGCGCCCGGATGATCTGGCAGGGCAAACAACTGTGCGCGTCCTGAAGGAAAGCGCCGCCGCTGCCGAGAAGGCTGCCGAGAAGGCGAGCAAGACGAGAGTATCGGCAAAGGGCGGAGAGCGCGCCGTGTCGCTGCGCACGTCCTACACTGCCGAGATTACTGACGGCGTGGCGTTCGCCCGATGGGCTTGGGAGCACCGTCGCCCCGAGCTTCTCCAGTTCCTCGAAGAGCTGGCCGACCGCGAGTGCCGCCACGGCCCGCAGAATATCCCAGGAATCAACGTCATCACAGAAAGGAAAGCTGCATAATGGCTATCATCGCATCGGACAGCGGCGGCGGCGACTTCAAGATCGTGCCGGCAGCAAATCATGTTGGCGTCTGCTCTATGGTCGTGGACCTCGGCAAACAGCGCACCGAATACATGGGGCAGTCCAAGCTCAAGCATCAGGTCTACATCGCGTGGGAATTGCCGCACGAACAGATCGAATGGACCGACAAGGACGGGAACGAACGCAAGGGTCCGATGCGGATCGGGAAGACCTACACGGTTTCCCTCGGCAAGAACGCCGTCCTACGTGCCGAGCTTGAAAACTGGCGTGGTCGGCCATTCTCCGAAGAGGAGATCAAGGGTTTCGATATCACCCGGTTGGCCGGCGCTCCCGCCATGATCAACGTCACGCACGTCGAGAAGAATGGCCGCACCTATGCCAACGTCGTCGGCGTGACGCCGCTGCCGAAGGGTATGGAGAAGCCGGGCCTATTCGATGCCGCGCTCGTCTATGACGATGAGCATCTATCGACGTTCGAATATCTCCCGGAATGGCTGCAGAAGAAGGTCCAGGAGCAAGTTGTCGAAGAGAAGCCCCAGGCTTCCTACGATCGCGAGCTTGAGGATGAAATTCCCTTCTGATGTTCGCTCGCCGTTCCCTCCTAAAGCAGCGCAAGCCGCTGGCGAAGAAACGCCTGCTACCCCGCCGAGATGAAGGACGGGTGCAGCACGGCCGCGTCAAGCGCAAGCTGGCACCGACTGATGAGGAGAGGCGGCACCTGGACCGTGTAGCTGCCATGCCGTGCATTGTGACCGGCAAGCGGCCGATCCACGTCCATCACGTCATGCACATGCCGGGAAAGTGCCAGCGGCGCGATCACCGCTTTGTCGTGCCGCTGTCTCCCGATCTGCACAACATGGGAGACCAGAGCGTCCATGCGCTTGGGGGCGAGGATGCTTTCTATCAGGTGCATGGCGTGGATTTGAGGATCGAAGCGGTAAGGCTCTGGACGGAGACGACGAGTGGCTAACGATTTGATGCCTCTTGAAGAGAAGATCGAGCGCGCCCTGCACAACCTTGGCGAGTGCCTGGAGCAAGCCGGGGAAGCGCGGGCGATGGCCGAAAGTCTGGACGAAGCCCGCAAGCAGAAGCGCGCTGTCCTCTTCATCAAATACAAGTCGGGCGGGGAAAGCGCTGCCACTGCGGAGCAAATGGCGATGGCCGATCCGGTCTATGCCGAAGCGCTGGCGGAATGGACCGCGGCGAACCTCCGCTACCGGCGTCTTGATGCCCAGGCGGAGAAGCGGCGATTGGCTTTCGAAGCGTGGCGCACTGCGAACGCCAACGAGCGAGCGAGGATCAATCTAAGATGACCCCCCTCATGACCGCAGAGCAGGTGGAAGATGGGTGCTGAGGAAAGGCATGTGATGGGCAGCGCGACCGTCCTGGACCGCGGCAAGACGCCTAGCCAATGGTGCGCCGAGTTCAAGGCGCGCGGCCTCACCATATCCGAACGGACGCTCCGGGCCCGGGCTCGCGAGCTGTCCGAATGTTACATCTTGGGCGCGGCGATGCTGATCACTCCGGAGCAGATCGACCGCATATTGGAGGAAGGCTCATGCCGCTCGAAGCCTACCGCCGGGGAAAGACCTGGTGGGCGCGAGGCAAGGTCGAATACAACGGCCTCCCGATCACCGGTTACATCCGCGAAAGCACTGGCGCATCTACACAAGCAGGCGCGAGGCAGTGGATCGCAGACCGGCAGGCGCTTGAAGAGCGGCGCTTCCATCTAGGAGAGGAAGCCGATGCGCGCGAGTTCACCTTTGCGG